ATAAATTTCGGTTTAAGATGCGAAAAGCGTTACAAGATAAGAGAAAGGGAATGAATGCATTACTACCAATACAATATCGCGGATTACCGCAAGGATACAACTCATTTATCATTGCTTGAACACGGGTGCTATCGACAGTTATTAGATCAGTATTATCTTGATGAAAAGCCGCTTCCGGCTGATGAAGATAAACTTTTTAGATTATTTAATGCGAGGACTGAAGATGAAAAACAAGCTATGCGAAATGTTATTTTGGACTTTTGGACTAAAACTGAAGATGGTTATGTTCAAGGAAGGTCAGATCGTGAGATACAAACTTATAAAGAAAGACTTGAAACTGCTAGTAAGGCAGGTCGTTTAAGCGCTGAAAAACGGGCGAATTCCAACGGGCGTTCAACGGGCGTTGAAATAAAATCAACGGGCGTTCAACTAACCACTAACCATAAACCAATAACCAATAACTTAATAACCAATAACCAATATATATCTAAAGACTTTGAAATATTTTGGCAGGCATTTCCAAAAAAGAAAAAGAAGGAAGATGCTAGAAAAGCTTGGAATACGATAAGACCTAATATAGAAGTAGTCCTTAAAGCATTAGAATGGCAGAAACAATCGCCTGAATGGTTTAAGCAAGGTGGCCAATTTATCCCGTATCCTGCATCATGGATACGCTCCCATTCATGGGAAGATGAAAAGGCTGTATCAGTAACATTTTAAGGAAGGCTATGAATGAAATCTTATGTTTATGCGCGATTATGTGGGGTGAAGCAAGAGGTGAGCCGAATACTGGCATTATTGCGGTCGGTTATACTGCGGTTCACAGAAAAGCTGATCCAAACTATCCGAAAACTATTTGTGAAATAATGAAGCAAAAGTCCCAATATCAATTTTTAGATTTAGGAATGCCAAGTGAAACACAAATAGCTTATTTAAAACCGCTTGCAAAAGCAATATTAGAAAAAAGGATAGATGATCCAACTAATGGGGCAAAATTTTTTCATACGAAACAAATGAAAAAACCCGTTTGGGCTAAACAAAAAGAAGCAAAGGTAGCGATAGGAAATCATATTTTTTACTAACAAGAGGAATATAAAATGACACAAGATAATACAATGGCTTCTCTTGAACTTTGGGTGAAACAGTTACAAGGCACACTCGATGTTCAAGAGATAGCTAAAACTAAACCAGCACCAATACCTGATATAACAATTCCGTATTTGGTATTTTTAAGGCCTTATGATAAGGTAGGCTTGTTAGCTTCTACGAACAAAAGAAGATTTACTAAATGCAATATAGAATTTATATTTGATGGCAATACTAGAAAGCTTATAGATGTAAAAATGATTAATCAGGGTGATGAAGATGGAAACTAAAGCTTGGCTGATAGAGGAATACTCAAAAGACGGCCAACTCGTTTGGAAGATGATCTCATTTTTTGAGCCTGATTCAATTCAATGGATGCGCGATATTCGTGGTAAAAGTCATAATCTTGTTATAAGTGAACTTGGAGTTAAAAATTCTAAAACAATTAACGGAATTGAGAAAAAGTATGACAGTAGCAAATTTGTTATTGGCCATTAAAATTGTTGGTTTTATTTTGTGGATACCTTTATTCTTGGTTATTGCACTCATCTTATATTTATTGTGGCAAGACTATAATGACTAGATTAATTAATATTGCAATTAAAATATTAATGATCGTTGGCGTATTTGGATTGCTATTAGGATTGTCATTAGTGTTAGAATTGGCTTTTATACGATGATAGCTACTATGGAAGTTTTATTTAGATACTTGGTGTTTGATGATATGGGTGAGCCAATTATGCGCTTTCGAACTAAACATGAAGCTGAATGTTATATCTCACATAGGCCTAATCACAAAATAGAACGATTGCCGCCGCAACCTAAAGAAAATCCTTTTGATTTAATAAAAGATGAGCCACCATTTTGAGCCACACATTAATAATAATTACAGGTTTAATTTATGCTTACATAAGTGTTGAGCAATTTTATTTAGGTAACAATGGCATGAGTATTTGTTATTTTGGATATGCTTTAGGAAATGTTGGTTTATACATGATGGCTAAATAAGGATTGAAATGATAGAAAACGATAAAATAAGATTTAAGCAAATGATGGATACAGTAACAAGTCTTTATCAAAAACCGAACATGGATATAGATACATTACGCGTTTGGTTTCATAAATTAGAAAAGTTTGAGTTTAATGTAGTTACTAAAGCTTTTGATAAGTGGGTTGATAACAATAAATTTATGCCTACTGTATTTGATATTCTGCAACTATGTAGAGAAAAGCCTATTGAGTTTGTTCAACTTCAAGCGCCTAAATTAAACAATCAGCAAAATAAAGCACAGGCCGATAAGTTATTGGCTATGGCGCATGAGAAGATGCCTATTGAAGATAAGAAGCTAAAAAATATGAGAGCATGGGCGCATCGTATTATTGCTAATCCTAAAAATTATCCTGCTATATCTTTAAAGACTGCTAAAGAAGCGATCCATGCAAAATAAATGGTCAAAGATTAGTCAATATTGCATAGAACGCAATAATTATTGGATTTCAAGATATTCTCTTGCGGATGGCGCAAATAGATACATACTTTGGGATGGTAACAAAATCATTAAAATACACGATAACGCAAAGGCATTAAAAGATGAAGCAGAGAGATTGGACAGTAACGAAAAACAACTTGCCCCAACTAATGATTTATTTGGAAGAGCTAATCGAGCAAGGCAAGCTTCCACAAGTTACGATAAAAGAAAAGGCTGATAGCAAAAGATCACTTGAAGCCAATAAATTTTTATGGGGCAGACTTTATAAAAGCATTTCCAATTTTACGGGCTATTTGCCGATGGAAGTCCATTTACTATGTGGCCATCTATTCTTATCTGAACAAAAAACTATTAATGGAATTCAAGTTCCTTATGTTCGCTCAACGACTGATCTCACAGTCGAGGAATTTACAGGTTATATACAGAATATTGAGAGCTATTTTGCCCAGCTAGGGTGGTCAATGGAATGATAAAAATACAACTTACTCAAGCTGAAATTATTGAAACGGCCATGTCAGGTGTTTTGAGAAGGATGCAAAGATTAAAATCAGGTTATGCTTACACTCATGGATTAAAGCCTGGAAGTGAATGGCAAACTATGATTGAAGGATGTTTGACTGAAAGAGCCGTTGCTAAATATTTAAAATTGCATTGGGGTGGATGTGGTCAAATTAATGATGTTGATGTGGATCATGTAGAAGTAAGATCAACTTCATACGAGAAAGGACATTTAATCATTCATAAATCCGATGCGGATAATCGTAAATTTTATTTTGTTACAGGTATTGATGGTAATTACATAATTAGAGGTTGGATTTGGGGTTATGAAGCTAAAAACGAAAAATTTTGGGGCGAACTTCAACCTAATAGACCAGCTTATAATATTCCACAAGAAGCATTACATAAATTAAATGACTAAAAACGAAAGGAAACATTATGAAAAATTGGTTAGAATTGGTTGTATTGTATGTAGGAATTTGGGCTTTGGCTACTCTACTCCCCATATTCATCATATTAGAAATGGTGTTGGCATGGGGCAAAAAAGTCATTGGAGCTTGGCGATACCTCTATGTCCGATGCATCATCAACAAGGCGGTTATGGAATTGCGCTCCATGCGGGGCAAAAAACATTCGAAAAAAAATATGGGGCAGAATCAGAACTTTTACAGCAAACTTTAACAATTCTTGGGAGTGAATTATGTTAGAATTATTGTTGGGCGTTATTGTTATGACAATCGTTATATATTTATTAAACAGGTAAAATTATGCAAAAAATATATTCAATTAAAGAAGCTGAAGTAATATTGCCAAGCGTTACTATTGGCGAATTCTTTTTGAAGTTACTTCATGCGGCTACAAACGCTCATTTATTGCATTTACAGACTAAATCCTATGCAGAGCATAAAGCCTTACAAAGTTATTATGAAAAGCTACCTGATGCCGTTGATACGATCATAGAGCAATATCAAGGTGCATATCAAAAAATTGTGGAATACCCAAATATGTATGAGCCGCCTAAAACTAATGCGCTTCAAGAAGTAACATCAATTCGTGATTTCATCGTGGCTAATAGATCAGTTGTTGGCGATTATACAAGCTTACAAAATGAGGTTGATGCCTTGTTAAGTATTGTTGAAGCCACAATGTATAAGCTAACTTTTTTAAACTAATGCCATATACGCCCGTCAATGATAAATGTCGGGAATTAGGTTGTAATAATCTAAAAACAAGTCGATCCGCCTTTTGTAGTATTCATGGGGGCGAAAAGACACAAAAAGACAAAGATAACAGCAAGCTATATTCAACGGCTTATTGGAAAAAACAAAGATTAGCGCAATTAAGCAAAACGCCTTTATGCCAGGCTTGTTTATTAGAAGGCAAGGTTGTTCAAGCGGTTGCTATTGATCACATATTTCCACATAGGCAAGATGATAATAAATTTAAAAACAATTTGTTTCAAAGCTTATGCGTGCCACACCATACATTAAAGACACAAGAAGAGAATGAAGGAAAATACTTATATTATTCACCTAACGGACTAATTACTTATACTGACGCAGACTATGGCCAATCTTTTAACGAAACAAAATCTGCGGAAAATATATAAGATGCTGGCTTTAATTCCCCCATTTAATGAGTGGAAATTACCTGCGGCTCATCGCGTTACATTCGAAGTGGTATCAAACACTGATGCTTTTGGTTGGTTTATAAATGATCCGCCAAGAATACAAATAGATAGATCGTGCGATGATTGGAATAAAATTACGCATACTATGATGCATGAGATGATTCATTGCTTTTTATGGTATTCAGGCCATAAAGATTTTGATGCGCATGAAGCAAAGTTTAAGAAATACGCTAAAATAATTTGTAATATACATAATTTAGATGAGGATGAATTTTAATGGCACTTTTAGATGCGGTTATAGGCACAATAGGAACTGTTCTTGATCGAGTAATACCCGATAAAAACAAAAGGGCTG